CTGTGCAGGTTCAGCAGGGGCTTCGCCTACAACAACCCATCCTTGGTCAGCATACGCTTCACCAAGCCATGACAAATCACCAAGCTGATCTTGAATACCAGACATGCCAAATACTGGCCCCCAGTTTTCAGGAAGCTTTTGAGGCTCGTTTAGTGTTTCGCCCGTTGACAGTTTTTTGAGTTGCCACAACATTTTCTTCACCTTTGTCTAAAAGTTTACGTTTTTGTGGGGGTGTTGTTTCACCAGCATTACCGCCGTTTTCCCCCACAGGGTTTATGTAATCCCCACCGGCCCCACCAAACCCTCCACCAACACCCTGAAAGCCCTCTGTGTTCGGACGCAGAACCGTTTGTATTGGATCTTTAACAGCGCCAATTTGTGCAAACGGAGCCATATCATTTACAAATGGCGGATGGCTTCCTAAATGCAATTTTTCATTTTCCGTTAATTGCCATTGACGCCAGCTTGAAAAATCATTTCGTGGTTGTAAGTGTATATGACAACCCACATTTGCAGCAAGCTGATGAATTAGCTCAATAGCTTCAACCGGCTGCATTACACACCATAAACTTTGGCCGTTAGGCGCTCGCATAGAAACTTCGGTAGTACCACCAAAAGAAGTGCCTACAGTGACTGAACGAGCACGATTTAAATCCGCTGAAAAATTAGCAATATCTTGTTGTGCTTGTATTTCAGCAAGTTTGACTTTAGTTTCTTTCTTCATTGCGCATTCCAAGAAATATTAACTTGCCCACCGGAAGGCCCGCCAACAGCAATTGGATAAGACCCCCCGGGTGTCACAGTTTGACAGTTAAACGTGGCAGGTGTGCCAGCGTTACCCGGATTCCCGCTTCCACCTGCGTTACCCGCGTTACCGCGCCCACCACCGCCCCCGCCGCCAGCAGCAGCACCAGTAGCTCCGGGCCCCGGGAAAGGGTTAGCGGTATTAGTTTTAGCCGCACCGCCACCACCTCCACCGCCAGCCCTTTGTACACTACCAACTCCTCCCGGAGTTCCACCGCAATTATTTAAGTTAGCGGGAGTTGGCGAAGGCGCTCCACCACCTCCAGCGCCGCCGCCGGGGTTGCCCCCCGGTGCAGGAGTGCCTCCACCTGTATTACCTGTGCTACCATTATTACATGCGCCTGCGCCACCGCCGCCACTACCCGCTCTAGGAAAGGTTGGTGCGGGGGCACCGGGTGGGGCGTTTAAATTCCCTTGGCCAGCGCCGCCCGTACCGCCTCCATTTCCGCCAGCGCCGCCATTGCCATGGGCTCTATTAGGGCCTGCTTGTGGGCCGCCTATAGCGCGATTAGCTCCAGTGCCTCCAGTACCTCCAGTGCCTGCGTTACCCGCAGTGCCCCCGTTACCAGCGTTTCCGCCATTAAATGTTTGACTTAACCCCGTAGAAGCATTCCCTGCGCTACCGGCAGTGCCTGCGCCTCCAGCTGTACCGCTACCCCCAGCGTTACCGTTGGGTGATTTTGGTATCCCAGTACCATTTCCCCCATTTCCTCCGCCCGGTGAACCCCCAGCGCCGCCTTGCCCGCCACCAATGTTAGTAGTTGAACAACCACAACCGGCGCAATATGTATATGCTAGAGCCCCACCCCCACCGCCGCCACCTCCTTGACCCGGGTTTCCGGCATTTCCGGCATTACCTGAAGTGCCAGTGCCACCTTTTCCAGTGATGCTGACTTTGGTTACCCCTACAGGAACTGTAAAAGTTCCGGGGGCGTTAAATGTTTGTGACCCAGCAGGGACGCCGCCGCCACCGAGAACACCAATTTTTGAAGTTCCAATTGCCATAATTTAACTCCACTTACTTAATCCAAGCGCTTTGCGCCTGTCAAATTTATACCCCGCATTTGGGCCATTTTTGTCTACATAATGCAGCATAAACTGCGCATTCACTTCTGTGTCAACCGCTTTCTCACGCCAGTGAACAACTTCACAGCCTTTATACACCACAGCATCTCCGGGTTCAAGCACAAAAGACACAGCTTCTTTGCTAGGAGGTTTCATCCATATGGGCCATTCTTTACCCTTTGCTGCAACGTGACAAGTTATAGACACCTCACAGGAAGGCCGATCAACATGAGGGCCTAAAGCATCGCCTTGTACGTAAACCCTTGCGTAAGAATACGTTGGGTACAACTCTTTCCCTGTTATTTCTTCGATATGTTCTTTAGAGTTGTATAAAATTGTCTCTGTTAACGGGTCAGCGTATCTGGCATATTTGCTCCAAGTATCCGATACTTTGTCGTACTCTTGGTTTTTGACGCAGTACTCCATGTACCTTGAAACAGTTTGTATAGCTTGTGGGTCAAGAAAACCTTTAATCAACACACAACCTGTTTTATCAAAATCAGTCATAGTAAAACCATCCCGTAACAATGTATTTATGCGTTTCGCCAAGAACAGGGTTACCTCTGTGCGCGTGAGTGTATGAAGCTGGCCAAAGAACCATTGTATTTTCCGCTGGACTAAAGCGCTTCTTCTGATACAAAAACTCTGTTTCCGCGCCATCTTCAGGAGCAATGCTGTTTAAGTACAGCATATAAACAACAACCCTGCTTGCGTGAGCACCGGGCCCCTGCTCACCATGCCAGACATGGTAGCCCCCACCGGGCCCAGTGCGCTGCATTTTCATTACAGTTGCGCGTATGTTTCCGTTGTTTTTTAATACGGAATATTTTTCCGTGTAAGCATCGTAGCAACGTTGGAGTCCATCAAAAAACAAATCGCATGCGTTATGTTCGCCAAAAGCAATCATATTGTGGTTTTTTAATTCAATGCCAATTTGATAATCGTCTTTTACGTGCTTATGGGTGTTTTCAAATTTCTGTCTATTTGAACCAACACCATTGTTTTCAAGACGATCAAACTCAGAAATTAAATGCTGGCAATACCCTTCTGGGTACACGTTCTTATACAGCGCAATGTGTTCAAAATATTCTGTGCTCATCTAAACGGTGCTCCCGAAACCCATGCAACCAGCGATTGGCGGCTCCCCTGCGTTACAGGGGTGACTTGATGTAAAACATAAGATGGAAAAATAGCAATTAACCCACGTTGCTTACGAACATTTTGTGGATTACCGCTTGTCATAACTTGTAGATTACCGCCTTCGTACTCTGAGGGGTCAGTCAATTGCACAGCCATTGACAATTTGCGACTTATGCCGCCGCCGTAATCTTGGTGCCAACCATACATCCCGTTTTCCGACTGGTTATAGTTGGTAAGTTGAAGAGGTTCACCAAACCCAGTCAAATCAAAACGAAAGTGTTGCGCATTCATTTTTGCAGCAACATCTGCAAGTTTATCAAACACCCATTTTGTGTCGGGCGTGTTAGTCAACCATGATACTTGAGAGCGCCTAATTTGGGGGTCTACTACCCCACCAGCGCCGCCGCCAATCTGTGCGTTTTGTTCGGCGTGCTTTGCTTTGTCTTGCAGCCAGTTTAATTCCTGCTCTGTAAACGCGCCTTCCCACCAAACCCAAGGTTCTGTTGGTAATGCGTGTGGAGTCAACAAATACTGCATGTACGATCCTTATGCGAAACAATAAAGTGTACAGATTTTGTTTGGGCTTGTGAATTATTTTGCACCAATTGATGCTGCATCCAAGAGTTTGCCATCAAAATTGTACCGGGTTGAATACTGTTAAAGTGTACCGATGACGAAGCGTTTGTAAGCACGTCTCCTTGCACATAATCCAACTCAACCATCCGTTTATTCATGCGGGGTTCATGGTACACAGGGTACGCTCCACCTTCGGGGGTTTCTAAGAAAAACCAACCACAAATTTGACTATGCTTGTGTACATGCACGTCCGTACCACCATTGCACTTAACATCCTGCCCCCACAGACCCGACACGTACAGCTCGTACTTATCCATGTCATAACCTTGCTCCCGCAAGATGGTGTCTGCCGCCAATACTAAATAATCCACCAGAAATTTTAAATCTGGATCGTTTGCCATGTGGCCTGTTTGGTCTAACAAGCCGTTGGACGCGGATTGGTCGTAATACTTTTGAACAACTTGACGAGTATATCCAACCCATTCAGGCTGTTCGTCGCGGTAAACGCAACTGGGGAAGTATTCGTACCTGTCCATCAGGATTCAATATATGCAACCAATGTTCCAGCAAAAGCGGTAATGTCAGCGGCAGCAACGTCACGAGAATCCACAGCTTTACTGCGGGCGTTTTCAATTAACACTTCTTTAGCCAAACGAACCGCTTCTAACTTGGCTTGTTTAGCTTGTAAAGCCATTTGATTGGCATGGCGCGATGTTTCCATTGCGTCGTTCATGTCCACGTTTGCTTGTTGTTCAGGGGTTAAAGCCATTTTAGTGCTCCTATTAAGCGATTAAGTTTTTCTGTGAAATATTGCCGTACCAAGTGGTACCGCCGTTGGGGGAGAAAAAGAACCAAATATCTGTTGCATTTGCGGTAGTTGTACGAGACAACGATGCTGCGCCACCGGGCCACAGGAATGTACCACCAGCCCAAGCCACTGTTCTACCAGCCGTGCCGTCATTCGTCAAGATTAGTGTAAACGAAGTTGCTGTGTTTGCAGTAGTTGTGCTTGGTGAAGCCAAAGTAAATGTGCAGTTGCCAGTCAGTGTCGCCGTAAATACGTTGCCTGCTGTACATGTGATTGTTGTTGCCGTACCAGAGTTACCCAATGCTGAGACTTCATCAGCCCATACGCCTGAGAGGTATCCTGCGGAGTCAAGCGTAAGTGCTTGGGTAAAGGTGATAGCGTTTCCTGCTGTGCCTGATGCGGCTGAATACCACTTGTGGACATTGGCATCAATCGTGTACAAACCAGCAGCAGAAGTTGCAACATACTTATAGCCAGCGTTGTAGTAAGCATTGTTTGCCATGTTTGCTTCTGAGCCAATGCCATAGAACATTGACCTAGCACCAACTTGAATGGCTTTGTATGTGCTATCCCAAGCACTCGGAGTAACACCAACACCCAAATTACTTGCGTCAAAAACTAATCCAGAGCCACTTGTCAGAACCTTTGAACCATTAAGATAAGGTACTCCGTTGGCTGTGCCTCCAGCCAGACCGAGGTTTGTGCCATCAAAAGTCAAGTTAGCAGAACCAGCCAACGCACCTGAACTATTGAACTGCACCTGTGTGTTTGAGCCGCCAGCAGCACCGGATGTTGTACCCGAAACTTTGACGTAATCCGTGCCATTGAAATACACAAACGCTGACTCGCCTACAGCAATAGACACACCGGTCTGGCCGGATGCTTTGAACGTCACGATACCGCCAGTAGCGGCATTGACCACTGTGTATGTCTTACTGTAGCTTGGAGCCGTAACAACTTTAGCCGTAGTCAGCGTACCCGTAACCCGCACGATGGCGAACTGGGCCGTAACCGTACCCGCGCCGGTCAAGCTGGATGTAATGTTAGAAGCCGAGGCATCGCCAGTTGTGTTGGCCAAAGTTACCGCGCCGTCATTTGTCAGCGTCAGTGTGGCTGCAATCGCAATGTTGGTGTACTGCGTAATACCATTGTTAACGGTATCGCCCCATGTGCCAGATAGTTCGCCCTGTACTGGGAGAGCCAGTCCTAGTTGTCCTGTTGCGCCTGTAGCCATTTAAATGCTCCTAATTCGTTACCACAGCAGTCCAAGCCGCTGTTTGTGTGTTACTGATATTTTGCCAGTTTGCAGTCTGCGTGTCATCAATAATTTCCCAAAAAGGCCGTGCTGTTATTGAATCTGTTGCCGTTGCCAATTCATTAATGGAAGCTAAGAACGCCGCCGCTGCTGTTAGTGTATCTGTACTAGTTGCAGTTTCTTCTACCAATGCGCCCAGACTTGCCGTTGTTGTAACCGCATCCGCGCCTGTTGCAGTTTCAATTACTTCTGAGCTGACCGATAAACTACTTACTACTGCATCTGTACCTGTTGCTGATTCTTGTATATCACCAAAGAACGCAAAACTAGAATCTACAGAATCTGTACCAGTCGCAGTCTCATTTACCGCCGCCGCGTATACAGGAACACTTGATACCTCATCTGACCCAGTTGCTGTTTCAGTGACCGACCGGTTGTAGATTGCTAATGCCGTTATTTCATCACTACCCGTACTTGTCTCAGTAACTGCCGATAGAAACGTTGCCGTTGCATTTATTGCATCTGTACCAGTCCCTGTCTCACTGATTTCTGCATTGACCTGTACCAAACTTGATACGTCATCCGTTCCCGCAGCACTTTCACTAACCAAAGCACCTAAACTAGCTAATGCCGTTACCGCATCTGTTCCTGTTGCACTCTCATCAACCGTGCTTGAAAAAGCCGTGAAGCCCCAGCCACCTTCACCCCATGCGCCGGAACCCCACGCTGACATATTAACCTGCCAAGCTAAATGTGTAAGTCACAGACAAAGTATCGCTGTTCACCACAGAGCGATCACCCGGTGAGCCAAAGTCAGCCGCAGAGAACAAAGTCCCAGTTGTGCCACCCTTAGTGTTATTACTTGTCAAGAAAGCCCCGCCTACAGTTGCTGTGCCGTTGATGTTAAACGTAGCAGGAGAAGCTGAGTTAGTCACCACAGATGGGTTGGCAGTCGTAGCCGTTGCAAACGTAGCCGTCACACGGTTTGCGTTGCTGTAAGTCGTAACTTCAGTCCAGCCAGCGTGAGAAGACATAGTGTCACCAGCAGCTGGTGTATTTGTAGCACCAGAACCATACAGGCCAAGATACCAAGTGGTAATCTGGGTCACTGAAGTCAGAGCTGTACCCGCCATATACTGAAGGCCAACGTTGACTACGAGGTTCTTAGACTGGGCTTCCCACTTTAAGTTACCGTCTTTATCATGGCATTTGATTTCAAACAGGCCAGTCGCTTTTGCTTCCTCGCCAGCTTTAATGTTACAAGTTAGGCCGCTAGAGACTACGTCAGTGGCTTTAAGTTTTTCAATAGTCATGGTGACTCCTTAGTTGGAAGAACGAATTAACGAAGTGGTTGGGCCATTTACTGGCATTGTGATAGTGAAAGTGGTTGTGGATGTCTTGTCAGATCCAAAATCAAGCACGGCCACAGACTTGTTACCCTGTGTAACGTTATAGATCAAAGCACACCTGGCTGTAAATGCGGCATTCCAAGATATATTGGGAAACCCCACATAAGCCGTGTATCCAGAGGATGCCACAGTAATAGGCGTCAAAATAGACCCACCAGCTGTGTAACCAGTAGCCACTACTTCATTCGTTGAAGAATAAATCGTAGTTGCTTCGTTAAGGTCTGCGCTGGCCGTGTACAAGGCAATCTTGATCACATCAGTCGTGAGATCGTGAATGCCCTGATACAGCTGCGCTTTGAAGCTGGTGGTCTGTGTTTGAATAATACTCATGAGACAGCCGTCCTGACCTGACCATCACGATAAGCATCAGCACGTTGCTTACCATCCGACAAATTCTTATACAGAGCAATAGCCTGTACATAACGATCTTGTGCCAGCTTAACCATATCGGCCTCACCCTTCATGTAGGTGTAAGCCTCACAGATAGTGCCATACAGTAATACAGAATCAAAGTTATCACCCAGCCAAGTGGTGCCGGCGGTAACAATAGATTCGGGATAGTAGTTGTAGTGAAGCTCTGCGTTATAGGCCGCACTTGGAGTAGGCCCAACAATGAACGTCAGCTCATTAACATTGTCTGATCGAGGGCCAAAAATGGCATAGTGGCGCGGCTCACTTAATTGTGCCGACAAGGGATAGGCTTCACGAATGAAGTTAACGTCTTTGTTAAGCAAGTACAGGTAATCACCTTGGAACACCACAGACCCAGATACAGTGCCACTATTAGCCACTGTTAATGTGACCGTAGTCCCCGCAATACTTCTAACTTGGGCATTAACACCAATCCCTGTACCAGTCACTTGTTGACCTGCTTCAATACCTGTTGTACTGGTCACCACAATCGTTTTTTGAGCAGACGTTCCTGTTGCTGTCGTAGTGTTGTACGGATATACGGCAAGGCTGTATACAGACAAAAAGTCTAATGGGCACTCAAGGTAC